ATATTTTGTTTGTGTATTTGAAGGTAGTAGAGATCATTGAAGATGAAAAAAATTATCATACCTCTTAAGGAGGAAGTGGAGGCAGAAGTTATTGATGGTGACTGGACTGGTTATTTTGAAAAGATACAAAACAAACTAAATAAATCTGGCAGTAGGCAAAGAAGTGGAACAATTGTGCTTACTGATTCTTACCCTTTAAACAGGACTTTTAATGTAGGCAGTCACGTTGAGTTAAATGGAGAATTTAAAGCTAAACATCATATTGGTAGTAGTTGTGGTTTTTATGCTACTGAAAATTTTAATGGAGATTGGGTTTTAAAATGGAATAAGTCTAACTCAAGATCTTATTACAGTAATTTTGGGTCGGGAATCAATAAAATCCATGTCCAAAGTAAAGATGGTTTAAATGGCGTTTATTTTCGTGGAGCGCAACAATCTGCTGGCATATATAATTTAATTGTCCGTGGTTTTGGAGAGAACTCCATTGGGCTTAGATTGGGGGGAGACACATATGCAGTTAGGGATGTTTTTAGTGATGCTGCTGTAGGTGGTGATGACTCGTTTGCGAGAGAAGGATCTACTGCCTTTGAGCTTGGCGAAAGAAGGGTTTTATCTATTCGGTTAGAAAACATAACCTCTCACAACTGCGAGTATGGTGTTGTTTGGGGTGACGCGCACCAAATAACAATTGAAAACTACGAGTCAGAATTAACTACAATTCCTCTAGTATGCACTTATAATCCTCGCGGAATTAATATTCGTAATATATGCCCCCGTCACACAGAAAACCTTCTTAACTTAGATAAAGTCCGTTGGTGGCATAACTGTCTAATCAAGATAGATGGACAAATGTCAGACAATAAGGGAGGTTTAATAAAGCTACCCACAGGAGAGACTTTCAAAGCCTCAAGCACATTTGATCTGGTGATTGAAGCGGATAAAGCTGGGGTAAATATTACCAATATGCGTGAAATGCGTGAGTTTTATCGCAAATCTCAAAATTAATGAGATTGGCTTTAGAGTTTACGATTAGACATTTATTTGTGTAAAAATAAATGTGAGTTTAATAGTAGTATCTGATTTAACTTTAAACGAAGGGTTATATTTTAGGTATTTGTCTATGACTGCTAAGTCTTATTTGGAGATGGATGTCTTAATCGAAGCTCAAAAAGATCAAAGAGATTACTATTTTAAAATCTTAAAGAAAAAAGGTTATTACGATTGCGTCTCTGATATTATTTGCCCCGAAGACAGAGAAGCTGGGATCAGAATAGATACAGAATATAACTACCCATTGACTGTTATCACTGATAGTATATGCTGCACGAATGCAATGTCTTTAATAATGCAAGTTAAAGAATTAAAATATTTAAAAGATAGTTTATGAAGATAGCTGTATTAATGTGGTTTGATGATGCTGTAAGTTATTACGGTAGGAATTGTTACAAAATAAATAAAGCCTACTGTGATAAGTATGATTATGATTTAATAAAGTCTTCTATCAGGACTTATGGGGACAAGCATTATAGCACGGTTCCTCCTAGAAGCCCCCATTGGGAAAGATTCCCTTTGATATTAAAACACATAGAAAAATATGATTATATTGTCTGGATGGACGCAGACGCATATTTTTACTTTGACTCTCCTCGTATAGAAAAAATTATTAATGAATATGATAATAAGGAGATACTATTTAGCGCAGATCATAGTCAGTTAAGCCCTCCCGCAATAAACTCAGGGGTTTTAATATTAAAAAATACTCAGAGAGTTATAAATATAGTGAAGAAGTGGGCTTGCTCAGAAGATTTAAAAAATAAATATTGTGGAAGCAAATACCAAAACGGTGTCTTATGCCCAAAAGATAATTGGATTGAAGACCAAGGTTTAATTAGAGGATTTGTGAAAGATAATGTTGATGATATAAATAGTATATCAAAGATTATACCTTATTTGAGACTACAACATTTTTTTTCAGCAGAAAAAAAGGCGATGGTTAATTCAAAAAACCAACCGTATATTATGCACTTCGCTGGTAGACCTGATGTTAGATATAAGGAATCTAGGCATTATCTTCGTCTTCTCCAGACGAAGGGTCTTGTTCCTCAGTAGCGTCATCCTCCTCTGGGGGAGGCTCAGGAGGTTGTTCCTCTTGAGTCCATGCCCTGATAGCAGGGATAGCTGCTATGATGGCGTTCATTGCAAGTGCTGCTTCTGGAACTTCATTAATCATTTGCCAGAACGGGCCTTTTAATTCTCTGTTTCTATTTGGAACTCTTATATACTCTGCTCCTTCTGCATCAGGAGTGACTAGGACTCTCTCAGCTTCTCCATCGTAGGGAATCATTTCAATATCCACGCTACCGCCCATAGGATCTGCCTCTGCGGTATTTGGGACATAAATATTAATACTACGCAACCAAACAGAATCAAATGTTTCTTCTGGTTTTGCTGGAACCACAAATGGTTCATCTCTTGGGATTGGTTCTGACATGGTATTATTATTTACACTAAATATGATTTTAGGTGACCTACTCTTATTTTAGGCACTACAGAAGGCTTTATTCCTGTTTTTTCGAAGCAATTTCTGCAAAAACTAACATCTTCAAAACTTAAGTCACGCACATCAAACTTCTCTCCTTTTTTGATTGGAGAGTCGCAATCTGTAATATGGGCGTGATTGAGTGGGTAATATGGGTATTCCATTTGTTCGTAAATTTCTCTATGAACTTTTGTAAATCCAAACCCACACCAATCAACTTGAACAATTCTTTTAGGGTCTTCTTCTGCTATTTTTACTAGCCACTTAGCAGAGGTGAAGGGCATTTGAAGGTTCTTTCTAAAAAAGTCCTCGTCCCAATTCCCTACCATAGCTTTATCTCCATGATCCGACTTATACCAACCAGTAACAAACATGTAATCGTCTGGTATATTCATCATGTATTCTATTTGATCAATACTAAACTTAATATCGGAATCAATCCAGAATAGCCACTTTGCATTAGGTGGTCTTGTATCAGCATAACCTCTACCCGCTGTAGCTAAAAAGTTTCTAGCGAAATTAAGAAATAAACCATTGCAGGTAAAAATAGCAGAATTGTTTTTTTCACACCAAGATTGTAGCTCTAGGTATTGATGAAATAACTTTCCTTGGATTCCTCTATGATCAATGGGTATTAAGAACACGCAATCTAGCATATAGTATTATATGCTACACCTATTGTTTATCAACCGAATTCTGAATTGGGTATCTCTATTTCAAGCTTATCTATGTCTTTACGCTCTGCGTGAACAACATAAAAGTAATTAAGCGGTTCTTCTGTATTTGAACCCACGGCTACATCGCCATTTTCCGCTATAGAATCAACATAAATGTTTTGATTAGGCCCGATTGCTGTGAGAGTCACACTCATTGTGTCTATGTGAACTAAACCTTTCCAGTAATCTGGCATTTTAATTATATTTAAATCACTTTGACCTCTTAAATAAACTCCATGTTCTGGCCCCTCAAGGCAAGAATGCATTAATTGTTTGCCTTCTTTTGTTGGGTGATCAATCAAGAAGGATTTGTAAGAACCAACAATAGAGCCATTAACGTGAAGCTTATAGGAAGGACTACTATATCCCACTCCTAAATTACCTTCTATAATTGCGCCATTACTTGGGGCTGATGCTCCTACATAACTTGCGCCAATAGCAATACCTCCATTTACATCAATGTAATTAGAAGCATTAGTGGTCCCGATCCCCAGATAACCTGATGAGTTAATGCTGATGCCAGCGGAAGCAGTTGTAGAACCTCCATTTGGCCTAAACCTAAACCCTTTACTGCTAGCGGCAGCAAAATACATATGGTCAGAAGACTTAGCGAATATTCTATGATGACCGTTTGTTAGGTTTGAGGTTCCGATACCAATCGCTCCATAAGAAGCTCCGTAAGTCCCATCAGTGTCAATATGGGTAAGACTATCAATAGTCAAAGACCCGAATGAAGCATCATCACTAGAGCCAAGACCTAGATCATCTTTAACTTGTGAAGCCGTTCTACCCTCTACTTCAGTGCCGTCAATTCTGAGGAAATCATTGTCAGCAACAGAGCCTCCACATTTTACCGCATTTCCATCAGAGATGCCGAAGTCATTAGTAGTAAGGACTTTGTATTGGCTTGTGTTTCCGTCAGCATAGATGGGTCCAGTGGTTGCAAAACCACCTTGTGCAATCTCATCTAAATCAATCCTAGAACTTTCAGTAAAAGAGCCGTAATTACTTACGAGTGGTGGGGTATCAGCATCTGGAATAAAATCGCAAAGAACCCAACTATCAGATTGAAAGTTATCTCCAAGGATAGCTGCATTTAGCGCATTCTGAGCGTTATCAATATATACTTGAAGGGCAGCACCATCATAAGTTCCACCCGCTTTAATTCTTATGTAACGGAAAGGACTAGTGCCGAAGTGGGAAGTATCTAAAACAGTAATTGTGTCGGCTGATGCGTTGCCATATTTATGTGCTGCATAAAAAGTTACACTCTGGTGTCGGCTACTATCTGTATCCCAAATACCAAACCTAGCTGTAGCTCTATTACCCGTATTAGTAGCAATGGTATACCAACCAACAGCAAGGTCACTCGCACTTTCGCTAGAAATGTAAGAGTTATCTATGAACGTCTGGATATCGCCCTTTGTGTAGCGATCATTTAACTGCGTCTGAATTGCACTGGTCACGCCATTCAAATATCCATACTCAGTATTTGATACGTTTCCATTGGCACCGACTAGAGTAGCACTTAGGCGACTAGAGGAGTCTATTGTCGCTTGCTTCGCATCAAGCGCCGTTTGCAAACCGCTCGTTCTCGCTATCGTTAAGTCACCGTCTCCTATTGTTGCTTGCTTCCCATCGAGTTGCGTTTGGATTGCGCTAGTTACACCGTTAATGTAGCCGAACTCCGTATTCGATACGTTTCCATTGTCTCCGATTAGGGTCGCACTTAAACGACTAGAAGAGCTTATCGTAGCTTGTTTCGCATCCAACTGAGTTTGGATTGCACTGGTAACGCCATCAAGATAATCGAACTCCGCGAGTGACACGTTTCCTGACCCAATAAGGTTAGGATTTAGTCTATTGCCAGACGTAATCGTATCTTGTTTTGAAGTGCTATAACCGTTCCAAGTGCTTGCGGAAGAAATATAAGAATCTGCGATAGCTGTTGCATTCCATTCACCGCTAGATACAGAACCTATAGTTGTAATGTTGCTAGACCCACTAAACGTAGAGATTGCAGTGTTTTCTACATTATTTAAACTAAGCGCGGTCTTAACTTCTCCTGCTGTGAGACCTTCTACTTCGGTTCCATCAATTCTAAGGAAGTCATTATCAGCAACAGAACCTCCGCATTTGACTACGTTGCCGTCAGAAATACCAAACGTAAGAGATGCTTGCTTTGCGTTAAGTTGGTTTTGGATATTCGACGATACGCCGTCGAGGTAGTCAAACTCTGTGTTTGATATACTACCATCTCCGACAAGGTTCGCGTTCAATCGACTAGAGGCGCTTATTGTCGCTTGCTTCGCGTCCAACTGCGTTTGGATATTCGACGATACGCCGTCAAGGTAATCGAACTCCGCGCTCGTAACGCCAGTCGCATACAACGCTTCCAAGTAGTCGATCTCCGCAGACGAAAGGTTTTGAAGCTCATCATCTAGAGCGTCGAGCTTTGTTCCATCAGCAGAGATATCACGACCATCGACTGTATTACCTCCCCCTAGCGTAAGGTTTCCAGCAATATTTGTATCTTGGTTAATCTGTATTTCTTCGGAGCCATTAGTGGTTACAAAGCGAAGATAAAGATTACTTCCTTCTTTTACTTCAAGGGCGGCACCTTGGTTGTCCGTAAGAAGAATATCACTGTTATTAACCTCTAAGTTGTGTCCACCCTGAAGCGTGAGATCGCCGTCGATGCTTAGGTTTCCAGATAGAGTTCCACCAGATGTGGAAAGTTTCGCATCCAACTGAGTTTGTATCGCACTGGTAACGCCGTCAAGGTAATCGAACTCCGCATTTGATACGCTGCCAGAGGAACCGATAAGGTTCGCGTTCAATCGACTGGAAGACGTAATCTCGTCTTGGTATCTCCCGTCGAGATCGACGGTTACCGTTGCAGAGTCGGTGCGAGTCAACGTCAGAACTCCGTCAGAGGTTCCGAACGCTGCACTCGATACATAAACATTTCCATCGTTACTATCAACGTAATCTTTAACAGCCGCCGAAGTCGGGATCGTTGTATCGTTATCGTTAGACCCGATACCCTCAGACTCCGTTACGATTGTCGCGGCTTTAAAGTTATCGACCTCCAAGTTTGAAACGGTGACGCTATCGGCATCGACCGCACTAAGGGTAGCGAGCGACCCCAAAGAAAGGTCGCTACGAACATCGCTTGCAGAACGTCCTTCAATTCCATTTGCAGTAAAACGAGCATACTGATCGTCACTTGGGCTACCATCAACCAAGACTCCTTTGCCGTCTGATATCCCAAACGCTGTTCCTCCTATTGATCCATCGACTGTAAGGGTATAAGAAGACGGGGCTGTATTTGCTATGCCAACTCTACCATTAGCATCAACAGTCAATCTTTCTACCCCATCAGTTACTATTGAAAGTCTTGATGAACTGGTGAATCCTTTGTATCCCCAATAGTCACCGCCACCAGTGGCGAGGTCGTGGAATATAAAGCCATCTTTGGCACCATTTACTCCAGCTAAAACTCCACTATCTTTAGCTAAAATATTTCCTGCAACTTCTAATGTTTCTGAAGGGGCCGTTTCACCTATACCAACTGCACTTGATGTAGTTTGTAAAACAACGGTTGATCCTGACATGAGTTTGACCCCAGCAGCAGACCCTCCTTGTAATTCTAAATTTCTACTAGAAGCAAAGTAACCAGCATTAATATTATCTGCTTTTATATCTCCATCATAAACATAGAAAGCACCATTTTGAAGCTGTAAGCCTATGCCAGCATTATTACTAGTTGTTCCTATACCAACGTCACCAGCATTAAAATATGAATCTCCATTGCCAGCTATATAGTTAGTTATGGTCCCAGCATTGTCTCTTACTAAAACAAGACCATGACCATTACTATCATTGCCAATATTAACAGTTCTTGTTCCAGCAGCATTTTCCGAGCGGAAAGTGTCTCTTGCGTTAGAGGCATTTCTTACAGACATAACTCCCGAAGTATCGTCTGCTATTACTTCTAGTTTAAAGTCTGGGCTAGTTGAGCCTATACCTACTTTACCTGCGTCTAAAACAACTAAAGCATCTGCATTATTACCTACAATAGTCGATGTGCCTTGGCGGTAAATTATATTTGCGCTGTTTGCGTTATTATTAACAGTATCTACATTTAATAACCCCGTTATCTTGGCTCCCACACTTGTGGTCTCTAGCTTGGTCGATCCATCATACATCAAGAAGTTAGCACCGCCATCAGTGAACTGAGCTAATGCGTTTCCATCTGTATCTTGTAAGTAAATAGCAGGGCCATTTGTTTGTAGGTATAAGCCTCCTTCACCATTATCTATTACATAACTATGACTCCCATTATGGTAGAGATGAAAATCATTGCTATCTCCCATGAAAATATCCCCATCGTCAGCAAACTTTAATTGATTGGCCCCCATTACAAGGTTGCCACCAAGTGTTCCACCAGATGTAGAAAGTTTCGCGTCCAACTGCGTCTGGATCGCACTGGTTACGCCGTCAAGGTAATCGAACTCCGTATTTGATACGTTTCCAGAGGAACCAATAAGGTTCGCGTTCAATCGGCTGGAGGACGTAATCTCGTCTTGGTATCTCCCGTCGAGATCGACGGTTACTGTCGCAGAGTCGGTGCGAGTCAGCGTAAGAACTCCGTCAGAGGTTCCGAACGCTGCGCTCGATACATAAACATTTCCATCGTTACTATCAACGTAATCTTTAACAGCCGCCGAAGTCGGGATCGTCGTATCGTTATCGTTAGACCCGATGCCCTCAGACTCCGTTACGAGTGTCGAGGCTTTAAGGTTATCGACCTCCAAGTTTGAAACGGTGACGCTATCGGCATCGACCGCACTAAGAGTAGCGAGTGATCCTAAGGAAAGATCGCTACGGACATCGCTTGCAGAACGTCCTTCAAGACCCGTTGAGGTAAAGCGAGCAAATTCATCATCACTCGCAGAGGATGCCATCTTGACGGTATTGCCGCTTGCAATACCGAACGTAAGAGAAGCTTGCTTGCCGTCTATTTGCGTCTGGATCGCGCTGGTAACGCCGTCAAGATAACCGAACTCCGTATTTGATACGTTTCCGTTCGCTCCAACTAATGTCGCACTCAAACGACTAGAGGAACTTATTGTCGCTTGCTTAGCATCCAACTGGTTTTGGATATTCGACGATACGCCGTCGAGGTAGTCGAACTCTGTATTTGATATGCTACCATCTCCGACAAGGTTCGCGTTCAATCGACTGGAAGACGTAATCTCGTCTTGGTATCTCCCGTCGAGATCGACGGTTACCGTTGCAGAGTCGGTGCGAGTCAGCGTAAGAACTCCGTCAGAGGTTCCGAACGCTGCGCTCGATACATAAACATTTCCATCGTTGTTATCAACGTAATCTTTAACAGCCGCCGAAGTCGGGATCGTCGTATCGTTGTCGTTAGATCCGATACCCTCGGACTCCGTTACGAGTGTGGAGGCTTTAAGGTTATCGACCTCCAAGTTTGAAACGGTGACGCTATCAGCATCGACCGCACTAAGGGTAGCAAGCGATCCTAAAGAAAGATCGCTACGAACATCACTTGCAGAACGTCCTTCAAGACCGTTAGCAGTAAAGCGAGCATACTGGTCATCACTTGGGCTACCATCAATTAATACAGCTTTGCCATCAGATATACCAAAAGAGCTTCCTCCTATGGAGCCATCCACTGTGAGAGTGTGACTTGGGACAGCAGAACCAATTCCTATCTTACCATCTGACTTGATGGTCATTCTTGCAGAACCCGCAGTATAAAAATCTATTGTATCATCCGCTGGGAAACCCATCTTAGTGTTTGTGTCACTAGTATGGATTAAATAATCAGATATATAGTAATCGTCAGAGGAAGTGCAACAACTCCCCGCGATTGTGTAACCGCAGCTTCCGTTAGCAGTAATTGTTAAGTTTAATTCATCATCACTGCCTACGGAAAGAGGATGAAACTGTTCGAAACCATCAGCGCAACCTTTATATGGTAGGTAAGAATCAGAAGGGTCATCACAATTCTTTAACTGTGTTTTTATAGTTGCAACACAACCATCATCATCAGCGAAGGTTATTCCACATCCCTGATTAAATCCCCTAAACTTAGCCCTACCCGCTTCAAATCCTTTAAAAGCCTCCCAATTAGCACTCCCGCAACTTTCGATTCTAGCGGAAATTGTTGAGGTGCAATAATTAGTTTCGTGATCTACATCCTTAGTAAACTTGATACCGTCACCAGTTTTTAATCCTCTAAAACGCGCTTCTCCACCAGCAGTTTCTTTGTAAGCCCAGTGATCCGCATCTGCTAAAGTGTTGCTACAGTTATCATATTCTGCTGATACTTTAATGTAGTCCCCTTGAGCATGAGCTATCATATCAACATGTATGTTGCTGTCAGCTTCATCCCCATAAATTTTATGGAACTCTGATGGCATCAGAGTGTATTCGTTATATACCCCAACACCTTGATACCCTACGTTTTCTCCAGACCAATCACCTGAGGCACCAGAACCTGAAGCATGGATGATTATATATTTGTCTGTTTCTTCAACGGTAACTCCTGAGCCACCTGATATTGCTCTATGTCTAACTGGGAAAAACTCATTATCCTTCTCTCCACTTACGAGAATGTGGGCGCTGTTACAGCCACTTGATATCCCTAGCTGTTTATGTTGCCTATCTGAAAGAATTATATTGTCAGCTAAATTTAGTTTTTCAATGTATCCATCATTTAACTCTAAAACAGGGAGATACCCAGTAAAGACAGTCTTTTCTACATCAGCATCTTGTAATTGCTCAAATATAATCTCTGGGAAACTGCTAGTTGGTTGATCTCCATCCGCATGATATCCAGTGAAAGTAGCTCCACTTATTAAGAAGTTTTCAGCATCTAAGATAACTTCAACATAATATTTTTTATGCTCACCAATCTCTAAATCATGGATGTAATTCATCCCCTGAATAGGAGTGCCATCACCCTGCCATTGATTTTCAGAAACTGTATTAAATATATAAGCTTGATTAAATAGGCACTCATAGCCTATAATATCATTATTTTCGTCAACATTGTGCCTTATATTTGGAGCAAATGGTCTTGTCTGATCTATTGTGACATGACTATCAGAAGTGGGGTCATCTAAGTTGTAATGCCGAAGATCGTGAGGGGTGAACTCATTTTCTTCAGCATCTTCTTCTGGTTCTGGAAATTGGTTAGTTGCCATTAATCTCCCTCTCCATTGGATGAGGAAGATCCACCAGAATCAATTTGTTGGACATTGCCATCCTCATCAAGATAAAATAAACGGTCAAACCACTGAAATTTTGAATAATTTAACGGTTTGATCTCTTTCTCTATATCTCCACCATGAAGAGGCGAATGGAAGTATTTTGTGCCTTCTTTTTTTAGAGAACCATCAGGCCATAGATATTGTTTTTCAGCGAAATAACAGTCTTTCAACGTGCTATTACGCCAAACTTCAATATATGCAAAATCATTATCAAAGTCATGTCGCTTTGTTTCCAGTCTTACTACCTTTTTAACGATGGTTTTCACTTTAATAATAATATAAAATACTTACACTTATTTCAAATATTTGTGACTTGCTAGGTTTGAGTGACAAAACTGAAACAAAACTATTCCTGCCTATATTTTATTACACCTGTATAGGATTAGTGAATGACAATAGAAGAAGATTACCCTACAAGCAGGGTTACCGAAAGACCTCACACAAAACGTGAGGCTAGAGATTGGCGTAGATCAAACCAACCACCAATAACACCTTTAATTTTATTGGTTTTGTTAATTAGTATGGCGTATTTTGTTTCGCGCTTTACTAATTAAAATTAATTTTTAATATCCGCAGACCGCAGATTGTTTTATCCTCATCCACCTTTTCCCTTAGCTTTTCTTACCTGCTCTTCAGTAGGAGCGCCCTTTTCACCTTTCTTTCTCATTTTTTCCCCAGAACCCCTCTTGATTCTTTCCCTCTTCTTTCTGATGTTCTCCCAGAGACTGCTATCAGATTTCTCTTTTTCTTTTAGAATCTCTTTGTGGCGCTTCATAAAAGCTTCATGGTTGGGTCCAGCCATGTAAAGAGTCTTGCCATCCTCGGTTTTATGAGTATGAACTCCTTTCAAACCCATCTTTTCAGCATCTTTCATAGCTTTCTCTTTGCTGTCGAAGTAATGATCATTCGCATCAGGAGATCCATAAGACTTTTTCTTTTTATCCCCGTAAGCAGCTTTCGCTATATCTTGGTCTGCTTTTCTATATGATTCTTTTACCTTTCCTCCCCTCATCATCTTGAGGAATGTGTTTACCCTTGCCATAGCCCAACCATGACGAGACATATTTGGACGGTGAGATGTGCTAAAAGCACCAGCACCGCGCCTATAAACTCTTTTGAGTTGGCCTAAAGTAACCTTTTTAGAATACTTGGCATTGTGAGCTTTTACCTTTTCTTTTAAAGTATTTGTAGTTTTTTCACTGAATGTAATTTTGCCACCACCCTTTTTTGCGCTTCCTTTTGGGTTTCTTTTAGAACCCTTTTTTCTTTCGCTTGGTTCTGCGGGGGTTTGTGCTCCACTCTTTGGTCCCCTCCTTTTTGCAGCTTCAGAAACTTCAGCTAAAGCGGGACATTCTCTAAGCAAATCTTCATGGTTAAAAAAGGTCTCACCATCCCACTCATAATCTTCAGAGCCTTTTGTCATATTTGTAACGCTCTTCTTGCTCCACATTTTACAAGACCAGTATCTAGCCTTCCATTTAGGACCAGCGTTATCGCAATTGTGACGACTTCTAAAAGCCTTCCTTCTTTTTGGGTCGTCCCTCTTAATTTCCATATTGGGGTCACCGAAGTTTACCTTAACCACGTTTCCTTTTTCGTTTTTTACATAAACAGAGAACTTTTTCGGACCTTTGGGGGTTCTAAAGGGTTTATTAAGAGTTTTATTTTCGTTAGCTGCCTCACTAAAAAAAAGAGTGGTATCTTCCCCATCATCAAATACTACAGAAGCTTTTGATTCAGCATCTTCGAAAATGTTCATACAAACAGCCACCCGCTGTTTGTTATCTTTAAATTCTTTTTTATCGGTTAAGTCTGAGACGCAGCGACCTATAAAATCACTGCGCTTTTCATTGTTTCTGGGAGTCGGCAATGGCATATTTTTGTTTACACTATAAAAGTTCCATAGGGGAACGGTATTCTTCATATGGTAAGAACCAATGTTCACAAGTGTTTAATATATCATATAAATAAACAGTGGTCATTAAGTCTTCCCTACCTTTTCTTGTATATCCTTTATACAAAGAATCTTTAAAATTGGTAACTTTATCAGTCCAATCACAAGTATTAGCCAAATCAAATAAATCGTCATTTTTGGCACATAGAAAGAAAGCACCATAGTCGAAAGCGATCCACGCTGGTTTTTGCTCCCCATTACACCACCCCATTTCACCTTGCACGTTTTTTATTTCTAAGACGACTTTACCCTCTTTTTGGGTCTGTTTTAAGCCCTTAACGTCAAATCCCACACCATCCACTACGAAGTCCGTATGATTTTTTATATCATCATGCTGACTTGTTTTCTTAATTTCTTTACCTGCTGCTCTACAAGAGTCGTAGAATCTTTGTTGACCTTCATGGCCAGTATTTATTGATTTTTTAATATGCCCAGCAGATGACATATTTTTAGCTTTGTCTGATATCATAAAGTCATTGATTCTGTTTCACCTGTCCTCGTATCTACCATAAAAAAATCATTTACATTATAAGCCCTGTCATCAATCCAGTAATCATAAGGAGGTTTGCCCATCCTTAACTCTGTTCTTTTAACACCCCATTCATCTAACTGCTTTTTAGTAAGCTCAGAATAATCTTTCCCAGACCAGCCTCCCCTTGCTGTCCAGTAGATAATGGTATGACCAGCATCATAGAGTTTATTAAAAAACTCAATTCTTTCTTTTATAGGCTTGCCTTGATCGTAAGGTGCGCTCTGATCTTCATGTCGGCAAATAGTGCCATCAATATCTACGATATATGTTTTCATTTTATTGTATTCCTCCTTGTATCTCTTGAACCTCGTATGAAACCTCTCTTGAAATAGTTATTCGTTTAAAGCAATCTTCAAAATGTATATTCTTGCTAGCGATTGACTCCAAGTAATTCATGTAAAAATTATTAAAATAACTCGGATTTACCCACCAATCTTCCATAGGATGTAACCAATTTCCTGTGTCTTTGGAGTGAATACACACATTTTCAAAAAGAGTTTTATAGCCACTCCTCTCTAAGAGATGTTTAGATTTAAACTTACAAGATTCAATTTTTTCTTTTTCTCTAGAATCGCAGCTAACGCCCCGCCATCCTTCATAATTTTTTGAATATGAACCCCTTTCATCTGATAAAACATAGTGATAATCATGCTCAAATGTCATAAAGGCAAACATGAAATTATTTTTTAGAATATTTTCTAGGATAGCCAGTGAAGCTTCATCAGTATCTAAAGATATATAGTGTATAAATTTTGTGGGGAAATGTTCTTTTAAAATATTAATAAATTCATCTCCTGTAGCATCAACTTTGTAAAAAGGGCTTTTTCTTTTTTCTTTATACTCTTGTGAAAAATCTTCTATATCAACACAAATACCTGACCAACCACTTTCTTCAAGAAGTAAACTATTGTTACCCTTTTTAGCGTGACGGCATCCAATATCTAAAAATGTATTTTTAGACTCTTCGGTCCCCGCGCCTAGCAGAACCAAAGCTGATAAGTCCTGCATCTCCGTGCTATTAGGAATATACTTAACTGGTTTCATTTTGAATTTTATCTATTATATCTGTTGAGCTTATATTGTCAATGAAGGGAATGACTTTTAAAATTGCATTACCCTTTGCTTTTAACTCTGATTTATTCAATGACGCTTCATCATAATCGCCGCCCTTGCACCAAAAGTCTGGTTGTAGTTCCTTCAACTGCTTAGCGACAGTTTTTGTATTAAAGATGAATACATAATCAACAGCTTGATGACAGGCCACTATATAAGCTCTTTGTTTCGCAGATAAAATTGGCCTACCCTCTCCTTTTATAGATTTAACGCTAGCATCGCTATTAATGCCTACAACTAGTTTAGAATTTAAACTACAGGCATTCTTCATAGCGTTTAAAAGGCTAGCGTGACCTGAATGAAATAAATCAAAGCATCCATTTGTAAAAATAAAAAACTTTTTTATTCCACATTTTTCAATTTCTCTTGCAAATAATCTTTCTCTCTTAATTTCTTCAAAAGAAAATATTTTATCATGTTTCATATCGTGGTCACCCCTTTCTTTTTGATAACTTTTTGACAACAATTTTGAGCGAATATAATCGCCGATTTAATGTTTCTTTTTAATGTGTAAGAATATGAAAAAGCTGCCAAAAAAGTATCGCCAGCACCAGAAACATCTCTGACCTCTGAGGGGTTTTTTAAGGGGAAGGTTTGTTGTCTATACCAACAACCCCTTTCAGCCTTTGTGACAACTACGTTGTCAGCAGAATATTTCCAGCCATTCTCCTCATATTCTTTTTCGTTTATTTTTATAAATGTAAAATAATCAGCCCACTCTGGATTAAATCTTTTTTTAGTATCCAAAAATGAAAGTTGACTTCTTAAAGCTATATCTTTCAAGTCATTTGGTCTTAAAAAACCTTTGTTGTAATCAGAGACAACAACAGCGTCATATTTTTCTATATCTTCTGGCAATTGACCACAATGTGGATAAGTGTCTGTATCGACTCTCAAAAACATTTGATTAGAAGCTAAATCTATATACCTTGTCTTATGGCCCTCTGGATTGTTTGTCAATAATTCTACTGTATTATTAAATGGGACATTTTTATTTATTTGTTTCTCTATAGCTAAAAGATTCTTATAGACATTTGTAGCCATCCCCAAATTATTTATACCGTCTTTAGGGGTGAAGACGGGAGCGGGAGCTTCGGGGCATAATCTATTAGCAGATCCATAGCAAAAGCGATCACTACAAGTCTCCCCTATTACTAAAAACTTCATTTTTGAGAAGCTCCTTTCTCGACTCTATATGAATCTTCGTTGAAGTGTTGAGTGCTAACTTCAAAAACACTAGAATCTTCTAACGCTGTCAGTTTATGAGGAATACATGGAGCTAAATGAACAACATCTCCTTGATTTAATATTTTACTTAACCTATCCGCTTGTTCTAAGTCAAAATATTCTAATTTTAGCTTTCCTTTAGTGACACACCAAGTCTCTTCTTTTTTGATGTGGTAATGCATCGAAAACGAAGATCCCTTATTGAATTGTAGAATTTTGCCACAGTATTTGTCGTTGTTTGTTATCCAAAGCTCATCACCCCAACCCTTAGGATGGACCTCTAAACGACTAAAAACAGGCTCAATACTCATCTAGAGTATTATAGCCTGTTATAAGGATTATTCAAGGAATAAAATTACTCTCCCTTATCTTTACTCTTACCAATATTTAAAGCAGCCCAATCAATAAGTGCATAGATTTTAGCCCAAAAAGTTCCCTTTTTAGGAGTAGGGGTCGCTGCGGTAATGGCAGAAGCGAGGGCAACAGCAGAAGCTACTACACCCCACCAAGGGTTATCCTGAATCAATTGAATGATTGTGTCCATAATAAATTATATGATTATAATCTATATTACACCATCGAAATTTTGAAGGGAATTAATTTTACTCAATAAGAGAGCCTACTTTAACAACCCCTTTAAACTGTTGTATTGTCATGCAACACCTTTTAGTGAAGGCTTCTTGGTTGCTTTGCTCCCTTAATTTTTGAGGTTTTCTGATATTAGTAGCTGAACTGGCGTGATAAACGGAGGAGTCTTTTGAAGTAATAAACCGAAAGTTTCCTTTGTGTAAGCTATACAAAGTAGCGGCAAACATATCATCTCTTCCATAACCGCTAAAAAAGTCCATATCCCAATTGCCTGAATACCCGCCTGACTGCAAATAATCCTTAGACGTAACACAAATTGGATGCATGTATCCAGAGGTCTTGTGGCTTCTTTTATATTTGCCCTCTATGGCATTTTTTTTGTATTTATTTTGTATGTCTAAATCATAAAAATCTGTAAGCTCCTCGTCAACGTAGACTGAAGGGTTATTACTATTAAAGTTTTCGACCAAGACGCAAGAAGCTGAACAGGGATAATTCTCCTCTATAATAGATATTAAATCATCAGCAAAGCCAGCATGATAAATCATATCATCATTAGAATTTATGAAGTAATCACTGTTCTCTACAAAGGGCTTTAAATAATCAATCGCTAGTTCCCCTCTATTTTCAGCCACCGCAACAAACGGTATTTTTAAATTGTGTAGATATTTAACTGATTCCTCGTCAGCTTCATTCAATACAACGGCAATGCCGTCTTTATCCATATCTAAACTTTCTACTAGAGAGTCTACACAAGCCTTCAGTAATTTTGGTGCGCTCCATGAGCACATGCCAACTAAGAGTCTTTTTTTATGCATTTTTTTTGTAATCGTCCAAGGTTTTTGGTTTACCTTTGTCTTTCAGGAAACCTCTTTCTTTGCCTAGCTTAGAGACTTCTTCACTATCTTCTGGCCTTGCCACAAAAAGAGCTTTATTTCTATCGAACGAATTCCCTTCTTTAAGTAAACTAAAGGTTATTGTGTTTCGCTGGCTTTTGACTACTGGAACTCCATGATAAGATGTGTCAGAGTTCAAAAAAATCAATAACCGATTATTTAATGGTTCGACATCTAAAACTTTATTCTGCATTTCGTCGTCCCATATTTCAAGGCACCCAGCGTCTGTTTCTTTGTTATAATCCTCTTTATTTATATAAAAGAGCAAGGTTAGTTCTTTTCTTAAACCGTTTTCTGGGTGTTTTCTAGCATCACTATGTATTAGTTGGAAGGCATTAGGGAGCATTGTTCTAATACCAGACCACCTTAAGCTTTCGTCTACTAAAAGACCCTCTATACCCGTAATTTCTTCTATGTGCTTTACAAATTCTGGCGTATGGAAAGAAGTGATTGTTTTGGCGATAGTGTCTGGCATTTTTTCCAAATCGCTTATAGCTATCATTCCTTGCTCTAATATATTTTTCTTTCCATTAATATCTTCGAATCCACCGTGCCATAAGTCTGATTTTATATCAGGCCAATCAGACTTCAGAGTATTAACTAAATCAATAGGTAGTAAATTATCTACAATCCAAATAGGGTATGGATTGTCAAAAGACTTAACTTCAGATGTGTTAACTTTCATTTACAGTTTTAAATCAGTTGGCGCTATTTCTTCTAGTTCCTCGCACAACCTATCTATCTCATCAGGCATCATATGCCTAGCGTTATTTCTAAGCTTTGTTACTTCCCACTCAAACTTACAGAACTTATCCCCCTGCTCTATGTTTTTTTTGTCTTTATTATCGTAAATAAAAGTATCAAAAACTTCATATCTTAAAGGGTCAATGCATTTCTCAATAGGATCAAATGTGGACCGACTAGTGACATAATCAAAGATGTCATACCTGCTTACTTTAATTTTGACTTTTTGCATTAGAGCTAATATACCAGATTATATATTAGACTATGCTAAAAATCTAAAGAATTCTTATCCTGCTTCTAATCTTAGAAACGTGTCTCTTTTTCTCTAAAACTGAACCACCTTCTCTACTACCAGCACCATTTGTGTTGCCTTCAATAGTGACCACATAACCACTTGAGTCTGCGTCCTTTACAGCTAATCCAATATGAGAAAAGGTAAAAACAACTATATCGCCAGCTTTAATATCTTCGTTTGTAGGCTTGCGAAGCTCGACTCCATTTGTGCTTTGTTGTTTGGCCCAATTTTCAAAATCCCAAGCCCCAGCAGTTCTGGGTCTTTTGAATTTAACGTCCTCCTCCTCAATAGCCTCTCTTACTAACCAGCAAATAAAAGCAGCGCACCAAGGCCAGCCTTTATCAGCATCTAACCATGTGGCAGCTTTGTATTCATCTACTCTTGGTCCACAATTACTACCGTCAACTTCGGAGACTCCTATTTCTTCCCTAGCTAAACGAACCATTTTCTCTACTACACTCCCACCAGAGGCTACAGGATTTTTTGTAGACAGTTTGGCTAAAATAGCATTCCAAGTTACAGGTCCATCAGCACCATCAGCAGAGACTCCGAGGAGTTTCTGCACAGCTTTTACTACTTCTTTTTTGCCTTTAAAATTCATTATGAACACCTTCTGCTAAAACTAGCACACACAGACATCACGATACATAGAACAACTGTTAGTATCATGAAGTTTTTGTAGTCAGTTATTTTTTCATTTAAAATCGCAGCTTGTTCCTCATTGTAATACATTTTTGTATCCATGATGTTGTTGATGGCTTCTATTGTGGGGTCAGTCATCTCATACATCGTAGGAACTGATGCTTTAATCAATTCAACATTGTTTGTATTACCCCATTCAATTAATTGATTAACATAAAGATTTATTTTCTTTTCTTGTTTGAATACAAAATCTGCATACTCAACCTCTTTTGGGGTTATATCCTTCTTATAACCTTCTAAATATTCATCCTTATATACCCTCTCCTCTTCTAAGGTCTCTACCATTTCTGTTGGAGTTATGACCCCATGAGAGGTTTTTACGACCGAATCTACAATGATGACCCCATACCAATCAAAGCACATGCCAATCTCCATAATGGAAGATTCTGATTGTCGGGCATTTTCTTTTAGTGTGTTTTGAATGTTTTCAGTAAGCAGAAGACCTTTGAAACCAAAGGCCAGACAGATAGCAGATAAACAATAAACAATAAATTTAGGTCTCATTTTTTAAGAAATTTTTCTGGGTTCTTGGCGAATTTTTCACCTAGCCTTACTATACCACTGATAACCTCTGGGCTTATTACACCAATAATACCGTAAGTGATTGCCTTCGTTAAGGATGATACATCTGTTTGTTCTAATACAAACCAAGCTATGCCAGCAGCGAGGGCTGCTGTAATTACCCTTTTAAACTGTTGTTTAAGTGTTAATCCATTATTACCTGATAAGAGCCTAGCAAACATCGCAGCAGCACCTACAAGCGGGACTAACCAACCTCCATTGAGGAATTCTTTGATTAAAGACTTTTCAGGTTCCATGTAATTAATTACTACACAAAAAAAGCCACCCGTGCAGGTGGCTTTTTAATTTTGTATTTAAAAGTAATTTAAATTAGAATTTGTATGACAATCCTGCTCCAACAATCCATTCTTCATCTACTTCAAAAGAAGAGCCTTCAAAGTCGTTATCATTGAAGGAAACTTTTCCAACAATTGAAATGTCTTCTGTTAAAACGTAATTTGCCTTAACGCCAAGCTCAAGTGCTTCGTATTCTTCTGCAATATTTACAGTGATAAAAGGACTTACGGTAAGATTTTCAACAGGTGTCTCAAAATCATATGAGACTCCAAGCTCAACTCCAAACCAGTCATTATTATCCTCATACCAAACACCAACAGAGAAATCTGCAATGTAAGTATAGTCAGCAGTCAAAGATAGCTCTTCTCTGTCTCCAAAGATAGACTCAGTGTCTTTCAGAGCGGCAGTCAAGCCAATGTTTTGACCGAAAAGATCAACCCCAAGGCTGTAGCTAGCTCCAAAGTCCATCTCGCCACCACCGTCAGTGTCGAAAAGTGATGCGCCAAATGAAAGATCTCCCCCTCCCAGAGCGGTAGATAGGGCGAGAGAAACGCCAATAGAATCTTCTCTTGTTGCTAGACCCCTGTCGGTGCTAAAGTTTGAAATTGATGCCCCACCTTCAACGGACAAATCCGTTGCTACAGTGGTAGCAGAGGCTGCGCTAATAATTGAAGCGCCCAGTAGTGTAAGAATTAGTTTCTTCATAAATTGAATATATATTACAGAATTGTAATAGTCAAGGGAAAAATTATCGAGAAATAAAAAAAATTAGACAGCCTCTACAGGCTCAGCAAATTCAGGGTTATCGTCCTGTGTAATAGGAGTGTTATCAATGCCTCTGGCAGATTCTCTGATTTTAGTGGCTAAAACTAATGCGTTTTGTGCTACGTTCAGCCCCTGTGATCTTACAGCTACATCTAAAAGGCTAATAAGTGCATTCATCTCCTCATCTGAGAATTCAATTGTAGTATTCATATGCAGTATTATAAAATAATAATATTAAAAATCAACATTAAACTGGCCAAACTCTAAAATCTCCTGTGCCTGTGTATCTAAAACCTTGGTTATATGGATCAAGGAATAATCCTGTATCATTCCAATGTCCACTAAGTGTGTCTATTTTTCTATTATACTCCTGTATATCTTTAGTGAATTCAGAATATCTATCTCCTGTAGCGCCAGCGCCCCCTCCACTAAGAAATTGACCAGTTAAAACTGCGCGATATTTCTGCCATACACCACTACCTACTGCAAAATCAGTATGAATACTGTCTCTAATAGGGATGTCGTCAATATATGCCATTACTACAATCTACACTTAAAAGCATTTATTTTCCGCTAGGGAAATAAAGCTGTCTCTCTAACCTCCTAAATCTAACATCAGAATGCCAAATTTCATCGTTTTGAGGGGTGTAAATCCCTTTACTTGTTTCTATTGGAATCCCTTTTGTCAAACTGAGAGTAGAAGGTTGATAGATGTTTAAAGGAGTTGTCTTCACGGATGAGTTCGTCGCGCAGGAGATCAGCACGGTCGGCATCACCGCCATTAGACCTAATGTCTTCAAGTTCTTGAATAATTCTTTTTCTTTCTTCTTCATGGTCTCGTTTTAATTGTAGGTAGAAAGTCTTATTTTTTAAAGATAAAAATAGCTCAATTGATTTTAAAACAGATTTAATTAAGGAAAACATCAATATTCTCTTCTACATACTCTTTTACACTTTTCCAGTCATATTCCCCTATAATTTCCAGTATTTTTGAATTATCAGACTTAGTAAACTTTTGGTATTGTCCCTTTAACTCTTTGGGCATTGGTATCTCTTTTATTGTGCAGTGAGCATTTGCTTTAACTATATCTGCTACATCTCTAAAAGAAATAGGATTGCCTGTTCCTATATTGAAAATACCTGTAGATGGGCTTTGGAGCATCCTGTAATGTATCTCACAAACATCTTCTACAGATATAAAATCTCTTTTATATTTTTCGCTATTCTCAAAAATCTTTATCTCTCCACTAGACAAAGCTTGCTTAATAAATTTAAAAACAGGGCTGGCTTGATCGCCTTTTTTGTCTTCTCCAAAACCATAAACATTAAAATACCTGAAACCTTGATAGGGATACTGTTGATTCATTAACCAACAATCAAACATATATTTACTAAAAGCATAAGGACTAAGAGGTTTGCAGAAATTGCTCTCTTTAAATGTTTTTGATGTCCCATAAACCGCCGCACTGCTAGCATATTGAAATTTGATCTCATAAAGCTCGCACATTTCATATAAATCCACTGAATATTCAAAATTTTGCTCCAATATTTTTTGGAGATTAGTTTCAGTGGTGCTAGAGTTTGCGCCAAGATGTATAACTATATCTTGATTCGCTAAGTCAGGAAAACCTGAGTTACCAAGATTTATATCAAACTTTGTTACCTCGTAACCTCTATGATCTAAATAAGCGGCAAGTGTGCCGCCTATGAATCCTCCCGCCCCAGTTATTAATACTCTATTTGTTGTCACTGCACCTACAGTCGCACTCCCGCTTATCCTTTACATAAGAACAATCTTGATCATGCTTAAAATCACCAAACTTAGGAAGGGGTGAAGTTAGTCCGAATAACTCCTGAATAGTTGTTTTTTGCTCTTCATTAAGTTCTGTGTCAAACTCTGTAGAGCCAAAAATTAAAGAAACTATAGCATTGTGTGGAGATTCTGACTTATTAATATAAGAAAGTATTTTGTCTAGTTCCTTGTCTCCTGTATCTCGCTCTAGCTCAGCTTTTGAAAAATAATCAAAACTGTCAGAAAATTTAATATTTTCAATTAATTCGACAATAAGCTCATCCCCCTTGAAGGATTTTGCTATCGAAAAAGACGAGTAAGTTTTGGCAAATTTTTCCTCAGACTTTTTTTCAACTAAATCAATTTCTCCGTTCGCCTTCCTGTATTCCTTCAAAACCCATATTTTTTTAGTGTATTCTGAACTATTAGGGAATTTGATATCCGCATCAAAGGAAAGGCTTTGACGGAGCTTTTGATCAACAAAAAAAACTGAATAAGGCATTTTTAGTGTTTTACACTTATTCTACCTGTTCTGCTTTCGTTTTTTTTATGGCTTCTTCAGCTTTGGTGGTCAATTCCTCTAAAGCAGACTTCTTTTCTTCTTCAGACATTTTCTCCAAATTAGCTTTTACTTCTCCAACAGCCATGCTGTGGATGATATTAATAGATTCAGCCAATGTAACCCTAGAAACCATCTCTGAGGTGAGTAGGGCGCTGAGTTTTTTTTCTTCGTCATCAGTCATTACTCGTTTTCCTCCTTGCTAGCATAGATCCTGATGTCAGGCTGGTTGGAACCTTTTTCCTTAAAGGAATTAGGGAAGCAGACAATCTTGACCTGATTGCCATCAGCATCTTTAATGGTGCCGCTATAATACGACTGTTTTTGTCCGTCAACTCTCCAGAGAGCACCTAATTCGCGCTTACTCCAGTCACTTTTTTCTTTAGTGTTATCTTCACTCATAATTTATTATTTGTTATTAAATCTTCCTTCGACGCTTTCCCAAAATCTTTTCGCGCCTAGAGCAAGATACTGCCCTTTAAGTTTCTTGTAAAGTTTTCTTTGAACTGGATTGTCATTATTTTTGTCATATCCAATAAGTTTACGAATTTTCTTTGCTACCAAACCTTTCACACAGTATGATCGACTGGCTTTGTAATTTTGTCAACAGAAAGTTGAATATTTTTTTGACCACTTAAAATACATTCAGAAACCAAGGGTGTTATCTCTGATAATATTTTTTTATTTAAAGCTTCTGTTTTGTTTTTTGCTTTAGATAGGTTTTCTATGATTGTTTTAATGTATCCAAATGTAAAGCTTAGACAAATATCATTATCTTGTAATGTATTTTTTAATCTTTTTAATTTCATCCACAAGAGTCTCCTCAAACCTTTTTCATCTAGGTCAGTCAGCGGAAAAGATTCATCTACAAGAGATAGAATATCTGGGTGGATAATTAAATTATCCTTATTGGAAGAGGCTCCTTGGAAGCCCATAGAGGATTGGCTACTAGAGATGGAGCTTGTAAGAAATATTTTGCAGTTAGTAAAATCAGCCACATCTCCATTATTCATTTGGAACTTCCCGTGTTTAAAAATTTGATTAAATAAAGGAATAGCTGAGTTATCAACTTTGTGAAAATCATCTATGATTATGACGCTATTTGGTGATATTAGAACTTTTTCACAAAGAGAAGTATTGTTTCCTTGTGAAGTGGCGACCTTGTGAGGGGCAAAAGTATCAGCAAAATGAACCCCACTATATGAAAGCACATTGATTCCGCATTTTTCTAAAGAGCTTTTTAATAAATCTACAAAGTAAGACTTCCCGCTAGAAACAGGACCGCTAACAACGAAGCAATCTGGAGAGCTAAATTTATCAGTTTTCTTAATACCCACACCCGAAAGAATTAATTTATTTTTTAAGTTTTCTAAGAGTTTGGACTGACCAACTAAAGAATTACTCAGACAAGAAAAGACCTTATCAATATTTGATTTTTTATTTAAGGGATTTCTTTTTCTGTCGAAGAAGTCTTTTAGGTGTTGTAGTTTTACCTTAGGCTTCTTGTCATCCATCTCTCCTGACCATTTCTCTAAGCTCTCATTTAGTTTTTCAAGTAATATGGCATGGTCTTTCTTTGGGTGTAGAGCCGCCTCCACTGTCTCTAATTGTATGGATTTGATTGATGGAGTAAAGTGCCAAAAACTGACTTTAGCTTGAGCACCACAGTGGTCAATGATGTCTATAGCCTTGTCTGGATAAAACTTATTGGGAATATATTTTTCACAAAAATCAATTATATTATTAAGAAAGTTTTCACTGTATTCTACTCCATGAAAATCTTCGTAATGTGAAATAATTGTCGGAAGGATTTCCTGCATTTGAAACTTAGAGGGTTCTTTTATAATAACTCTTTCAAACCTTCTATCTAATGCGGTATCTTTTTTGATAGTATTTGTATACTCGTTAATAGTAGTCGCACCTATGCAGCTTATTGTGCCTCTTGCTAATTCTGGCTTTAGAATATTAGAAGCTTCTAAAGAATTGTTGTTAGCACCTCCTGCTCCTATGAGTGTGTGAACCTCGTCTATGAAAAGAATAAGGTTGGTATATTTTTTAGCCTCATTAACAAAGTCTTCTAACCTTTTTTCAAATTGACCTCTGTATTCAGTGCCAGCCACCATACTAGATAAACTAACAGAATATATAACTTTATTAGCAATAAGTTCTGGGGCATCCCCCTCTACTATTTTTTGAGCCAAACCTTCTACTAAGGTGGTTTTACCTGTTCCTGCTGGACCAACAAGAATTGCGTTAGGTTTCTTTTTTCTGCATAAAATAGTGGCTAGCTCGTCAATTTTTCCGTCAAAATCTACAATCTTATCAAACTCTTTATTAATAGCCTTTAAGTTTAAATTTTCCGCGAACTGAGAAAGAATTTCGTTTTTATCAAACATGTCAATCCAGTCTTCGGGAGTTTCTGTATCTATGTTTGTAATCTTGTCGGGTTCGAAATCTTTTACAGCTAGGGAACATTCTGTTATGATCGCGAAAACAGTAGAATCCGCTTCCTTATCTCCTTTCGGGTATAATTTTTTAAACGCCTTTGGGCAATGTGAGTCATCAAGAAAGGCGAGTAAGATTATTTCTGGAGAAATGTAATCTAAATCAAAATTTACTTTTGCTAAATCTTCAGCCGCTAATAAAAGTTTTCTTACATCTGTTTTTATTTTTCTAGTAGGAGTTTTATTTTCCCTTTTGCTACTCAAGACTAGTCTAGACTCCTTAAGTATATCTTTAACGTCAATATTAACAGCCTTAAATATGGACTTACAGGACTGACTAAGATCATTTAAGAAGCAGTGAAGGAATAAATCAACGTCCACTCCATTTCTCTTAAGAATCAGAGAAAGGTCTTTTGATTTTTCAAGAATACCCTCTAAATGAGGGGTTAAGGGTAAGTTAATCACTTTTAACCTCCCTCAGTTTCATGTAAATGTCGGTATCAATAGGTTTGATTGTTTCGACAAAGAAGCTATCTCTACTTTTAGAGCCATTTACAATAATAACTTGGGTTTTTTTCAATTTATTATACTGTAGAAAATCTGTTAGTTTATTACCTCTGCTTGTATCCATGAATAGGAAGTTCTTAGTAGCTGTATTATCCGCAAGAGATATTATCATATACTTATTACCGTTTTGAGAGGTTCTTGTAAAAAAATCTTTTACCTCTCCCGCAACTTGAAATTTTTCTCTTTCAGGTAACTCTGAAACAACTTTTAGGTCTTGGAGGTTGGGATATCTCTCTTTAAAACACTCTCTTAAATCATGCGAATAACTATAGCCAAGTAGCGAGCTTTCATATCTCCACTTGGCAAACATCTCATGCTTTCTGTTTTGAGAATATATTTTTTTATACTGATCAAACTTACTTTTAAATGTTTTAAATCTCTTTTCAGACATGATAGGCTTGTTGTCATCTCCTAAAATTTCCTTGCCTATAACCTCTGATATTGCATCAAGTATATCATATCCAAACCTTTCCCCTATCTTGCAAAAGTTTCTTTTTTCTCTGTCTGTAAGAAGGTTGAATGCTTGTGCCTCTAGGACCATGCGGGTTCTATTAGTTCCCGCATGGTCCATCGTTCCAGCTTGGATTAAAGCCGCAAGCACAGAGATGTTGATACCGCACTGTCTGGCAGCTAGAAATACCTCATATTTGTTTGAAAACTCTATCCCTCTGAACTCTACAAGACTCTCCATTGCTTTAAGAGAGATTCCTTTAATACTATTTAATCCGTATCTAATGTCTTGCCCTTCTATCTTAAAATCAAAATCTGATTTAAATAAGCAAGGAGGAAGCATCTTAATTCCAAAATCCTCTAACTCTTCATTAACCCCAGATATAGTAGTTAATGGTTCTGGGTCAAACTCGGCGCACTCAAGAACAGAAAGAAAGAATTCTTTAGGATAGTTATGTTTTAGAAAAACTGTTTTAGCGGCTAAATCTGCATAAGCAAAGCTGTGAGATTTGTTAAAAGAATAATGGGAAGCGGCTATCAATGAATTCCAATAAAAGTCAGCTATCTGATCAGTCAGTTCTCTAGAACGAGCGGCTTCATAAATCCTATCTTTCCACTTAGGCATTTCATCAACTTTTTTCTTGCCAACAATTCTCCTTAACACCTCCGCTTCTTCAAGAGTGAGGCCGAAAACTTTGTGAGCTATCTGCATCAATTGCTCTTGATACAGGATAACATTTTTTGACCAAGAAAGTATCTTGTCTAGCTCAGGATGTATTTCCTGCACTAATGAGTTGTTTTTATTATCTCTATATGTGTCAACAAACTCAAGTGCTGCTGGTCGAGCTAGGGCTACAACGTCAGAAAGTTCATTTAAGTCATCTGGCTTGATCTGCCTACATACCTTAAAGTTTGTTTCAGCCGATATCTGAAAAAGACCTACAGGATGTCTGAAATCCTGTAATATATCGTAAATAATTTGAGAATTAGGATCTACATCTTCAATTTTTATACCAACTTTTTCGCAGGTTTTATGAGCAATAGTTAGTGTTCTTAAGCCAAGAATGTCAAACTTAACCATTAGGTCAGCAACATCTGACATGTCGTAACCTGTCACTAAATCTCCATCTTTAGTTTTTTGCAATGGGACTACGTTCTCTATTTTCTCAGAACAGATTGCTATGCCAGATGGGTGAACTCCAGTATTCTTAGGTAAGTTCTCTATTTTTAATGCATTTTTAAAAGTCCTTTTGTGGTCTCTTACCCATCTTTTAAATTTACCGCTTTCTTCTCTGGCTTGCTCTAAGGGAAACACATTGCCGTGCAGTTTAGGTATCATGTCTGATACTTGATTAGCTTGGTCTTCTTTTACTTCATCAAAGTATTTCGTAGCCTCTCTTATGCACAGCTTGGCGCTAAAGGTGTTAAAGGTTAGTATTTTAGCAGTCTTTCCTTCGTGCTTGCGCTCAATATATTGAATGACTTTATACCTTTGCTCGTAAGAAATATCTGAATCTACATCAGGTAAAAGGCTTCCAACTAGAAACTCTTTACCTCTTTTATCAGTGACTTTCTTTGCTCTAGATTTAGACACAAATCTCTCAAAAAACAAATCGTGGGGGATTGGGTCAATGTTTGTTACTCCGAGCAGATATAGAACAAGAGAGCCAGCAGCAGAACCACGGCCAGCACCAGTTGGAATATTGTTGTCATGACAAAAATTTAAAACATCCCAGTTAAGTAAGATATAATCTGTAAAACCAAGCTCTTCAAAAGTTTCTAACTCTTGCTTTGCTCTATCAAAATAAACTTTTTTATTTTCATATTTTGTGATACCTTTATCACGCAAACCTTTTCTGGTTAATTCATATAGAATGTCTTTTGTAGAACTATCGGGACCAAGCCCTATTTCTTCTAGCTTAGCAGGGTCAACGATTGTTTTAGGAAGCTCAACTCCCGCAGGTTCACAATCATCGTATGGTGTAAAATCTTCAAACATTACAGGTCCATGTATTTCTTGAGTTTCAGAAAGATTTGGTAACACATCTTAATATCATAAAGAGCATTGTGTAATTTACTCTCATCAAAATCTATGTCGAAAAACTTTAGAAGTTGGTTTTGAGAAACCTTTGCCTTGAGTCTTCTGTCGTTAATTATCTTATATTGCCAACTCAGCAAGTTACCCTTGGGTCTTTCTAACTCTTCTCTGTAAGCTTTGCCTAAAGCTCTTGTGTCTAAAATACGAGGCAAGTAAGAATAATCTGGCTCTTGACCCAACAGCCTTTGTAATACAGCAAGCATGTAAACATCGAAGCCTAAAAGGTTTTGTCCCACTACAATGTATTGAGGGTCAAATATATACTTTTCGAACTTGCTCCAAACCTCGTCTAAAGGTTTAGCTTTTCTGTTATAAGTATCCCAATTAAACCCCGTGATCTTCTTGACTACTTCAGGGATATTTAATTCTTTGTGAATTATAAACTCGTCATGAGTTTCTAATGTCTTGTTTCCCTGACAGACTATCCAAGATAGCTGCCATGTTTTAGAAGAGAATAAATTTAAACCTTCTGTTTCAGTATCGAATACTAAATATTTTTGATTACTTGGCAACATTTTCTAAATATGATTCGTAGCAAAATTCATTGGAGGCAAAGTCATTAAGACGAGGATTGCTGAAAGTAGGCACTCTTCCCTGCTTTCTGTTGCAGACAGCTTTATACATTTGGAATGCTTCAAAGTCATCCTTATTTCTGTAATATATGCTTTTGCACTTTTCTGTTTTGACTTTTAGTTTCTTGAGTGCTGCACTTATCTGAAAATCAAATGGGTGGTTATTAGATTCTTCTATGTAAAAATGATCATACTTGTCTAAAAATAGATCGCACATTCCAAAATGGAAGATGTTGTTGAATACATATGAATCGTAGAATGGAACTCCAATGCTTACATCATCAAGTTCTCCTTCTCCTAGATCTGATAAATTTAGGCACTCCCCCACACTGGTAAAACATTTGGTATAAAGTTTTCTAACAACATGCACTCCTTTGTTGTTTTTGGGGAAAAAAATTAATTTACTTGTCTTTTCAGTAATGCTTGACTGAACAACGGGAACTTTTACTCCATAAACCATAGGGATTTCAGCGTGGAGGAACGCTTTATTAACAACCCTAAATCCGTAGAAGTTGTCTTCTACTAATATCATCTTCTTGACATCTCCGCTTTGAGCAATGTCAATAAGATCCTCTACTCTGAGTAAGGATCGACCTATGCTAAACGTGCTTTTAAATAAAGGAATCACTCCTGCACTTTACAGAAGTTCCATTGGCTTGTCAAATGAAAAAGCAGGACATCCTTCATATTTGACTTTTTCTATTTTCAAACCCTTGCTTTGCTTGTCTTTTAGGTCTTTTTTGAAATCCGCTGATGCGACTCTAGTGCCATCTTTGTCCACTAAAGCATAGAACTCTCTAGGGAACTTAAAAGGACAATGCCACATTGGAGTTCCATCTTTCTTCAGTTGCCCTGCATATTCTGCTCTGCCACAAACTACCCTACCAGCAAACCCATCATCTCTACCTAGATAGCCTTTATCGTAAGCTAAATTTTTAGATGCTGAAACTTCATTAAAATTATTAATAATCTGCTGAACTTCTGTTAAGAAATATTCAAAACCCTCTAACTCGTCATCGGGTAGTGGTTCCATTTCACAACATCCATCGTTATTGCAGTCGAACTTGACAAACAAGAACTCCATTTTTCTCTTAAGAAATTCTGGATATAAGTGTTTAACTGCTAAGCAATACATTAAGTTTTGCATGTTATCAGTATACTCTTTACCAGAAAAGATTTGCTTAGACGTTTTAAAGTCTCTTATGAGAGCAGTTTTTTTTCTTTTGAATAAAAAAAGTTTATCAATAAACCCAAGTATACGATAATTTTTCCCTTCTTCGTTTACAGATATATCAAAATCTTTTTCGCTTATAGATTTGGTTGGTTTCCCCTCTTTGTCTCCAAAGAAGTCATAGTTAAGACCCTCTACGGTCATTTGATTTATCAAATCCATATTCTCAAAATCGTCTATATTATGCTTTTTAGCATATGCCTCTATCATCCTTTTTACAGGAGGTGAGGCGAAAGCGTTTTGAGTTTTAATTATGCGAGTATAGTGTTTTTTGTGTTTTGGGTTTCCTAGATTTTCGAAAACAGCATGACAAATGGTTCCGCGTAAACTGCCTTCGTTAGACTTATCAGGAAGTTTAAGGTGATATTTACACCAATACTGCCAAGAGCACATTTGGAGTGTCTTTATTCGTGATGCTGAAAGCGGTTTATTTTCAGAAGCCTCCATAATGAAAGTTGTTCTTCTTTATTAATTTTTTAAGAGAAGAAGAAAAGTTCTTGTTTATACCTCTACTATCCATTTTTTTAGCAATTTCAATAACTTGCCCTATGGATTCTTGATGTTGTATATTATAGCAATCTGAAGCGTATTTTTCTATTTGATCTTTAGACATTTCCCCAAAGTCATTCTGCTCGGGTGGAATAAAGTATATTTTGTCAAAATCAATCGACTCAGCCAATTTAAAAATAGATTTAATTGCTCCTTCAAACCCTCTATTGACAGAAGATGTATGATCGTTATTGAAGGACACAAAAACTTTTTTTATAGGCAATAAAGATAGTCTTGCTATAAATTTTGGAGAAATGTTTAAACCAAAGGAAACTAGAACATTTTTTATGCCGTTATTGTATAGAGAGAGACAATCGCCTACGGACTCTACAATGTGAACCGCTTCTTTTTCTTCTATAGCTTTTTGGACTTTATCAATATTATAATACGGAAAAAACCAAGCTGAAGACTTGCCCATATGTAACCACTTAGGTCTATCATCGCTAGTGACCTTTCTACCAGAAAATCCATGTATTCTGCCGTCTTTCCTGAAAATCGGGAATATGACCCTTTGATACATCTTGCCAGACATGGCTAACCCGCACTTAAAATCCTCAAGGGTTTCCTTGCTGATCCCTTTCTCTAGGTAAAAGTCGTGATGAGGTAAAAGCTTTGTTAGAACTTTAGCTGGATATGTTTTCTCCTCTTTCAATAAGTGTTTTTGTTTTATTCTCGCCCCTATATTTACACCATTGTCCTTTAAATAATGCTTTACTGTATTGGGGTCTTTTGTGTTTAGGGTTTTTTGGAGGAGAGCCTCAAAAGGCATAAACTGAGAGTCTTCTACATAATCTTTCCAGACTCCAGTGTCCTTGTAGATTTGAAGTGCTGTGGAATTGTCTCCAGCCCTATATACTGCGTTAGTTCTCCAGTATGAGCCATGATCCTTGAGGCGATACCCAAGGTTTTCCAAGACCTCTTTGTAATCCATTAGTCTCTAAGGTTGATTGGTATTTCTTCTACCTCGTTTGTTCTAACCTCTACGCCTTCTCCATTGAATGCATCCACCACATCTTGCAAGTCTCCACATTCAGTAATTCTAAAGTTTTCTATATTTAAATTAATAAAATTTTGCTTCTTTGTCCCGTCTGGCATTTCTACTGGATGTATCGCCCTTAATGCGCTCTTTCCTAAATGCCTAGACTTAAGGTTTATTAATTTATGAGTTCCAAAGTTAGAACCTTCCTCATGGATTTCGTCTGCGACTTTTCTTCGAAGTAGAAATAAATGAGAACAAAATTGAGTAATGCCGTCAGATAAGGAAACCACGCTTTCATCATCTACAATTGAACCAGCATTTCTATTGTTAGTAATGCCAAGCCTATTAGATTGCACAGAAGTGATCATTGATACGCAAGGCTTGCCATCAAAAGCTAAATCGCGGTGAATTGTTTGTTTGAACTTGTGAACCATGTAGGAAACTTGTTGCCAACCGTCAACTTTTCCGATGCTACCAAAATCACTTTTAATATAATCAAAGCTAAAAATAAGTGGGTTGCCTCTGCCAATCTTTGAGAAATAAAATCTCTTTAAGAGAGAACACATTTCGTCAGGAGACAGACCAGCCACATTCTCATAATAAAACTTCATGTTTTTTATTTTTGACCAAGCAGACCTAACCTTTGCAACCACTTCGTCTACGGACCAGTCCTTGTATGCTGTTGTTCTCCACTTGCCTGTCTGCAAAAGCCAAACAGGTATACCTGTCATAGCAGAACACTGCCTGAAAATAAGCTCTTCTTCACTCATTTCACCGTTGTCAAAGTGAAGCACAGGGACATCATGTTCAGCAGATGCCTTTGTCGTAAAATCCATGCAGAAGTTTGTCTTACCTACCCCTGAGCGAGCTACAATCACTGATATATTGCCAGCGAGTAGCAATGAACCATACATTTCATTCATTCTAGGATGAGGGCCAAGCATTCCGAAGTCATCTACTGGATTATTACCTCTTTCCTCCACAACCTCCTCCATCATCTCAAAGAGGTTGACAGGTCCAACTTCTGTCATCTCAAAGTCTTTTATGTTTTTATTATAGAGTTGATCTGATTGCTCTATCAGTTCTCCATATTTTAAGTTGGGATCGGCACTTTTTACAAATGAAGCAACCTTCTTGCAGCTATTGTATATCTCCCTGCGAGCAGTGTATTTTTTAAGCTCTTTTACAGAGGAAATTAAAATCTTTTCTGTAATCTTATAGAAAGCTAGGGAGAAAATATATTCTCCTATGTCAATACTGTCAGGAAAGCTTGCTTTAAGCTGTTGGATTCTTTGGACTAAAATAGTTTCATCAATATCTTCTGCATTATTAAGAGCATTTTTTAATAATTTAAATATTGATACGTTTACCTTAGAGTCCTCCGAATAAAAATCACTCTCATTTAGAAAACTAGATACCTCTTCCCATTTATGTTGGTGCTGTAATAAGCCACTAAGGACTTTCTTCTCTAGATCATAGGAAAATATCATAAGCTAAAATCATCCTCTTTGCTTGTTGTCGCCATCTCTATCAATTTACTCAAGGCCATTTGAACGCAAGGGTTCTCTGTTTTACTTGTCATGGTCGGACAGCCTTCTTTGTTGACATAAAGTAAAATAAACCCTCTATTGCCACCATTTGCAGATCCAGTTGAATCATAAATTTTATCTAGTAATGATTGAGGAATCCCTCCGCTATTACCGCTTTCTTCTTCTAATTTCATTTCAAAAGCTTTAGTAAGCTATTAGGGTATTTTTTTGAATCTAATACATCTGATTCTAAAACCCTTATTAGTTTTATATTGTTAATTTCACAAAAGTATTCTTTTTTTTCATCTCTATGCAACTGATGCAGGAACTTTTGCCTAGAATTGGAATGAAAAAACTGATTATACCTATAGTGTTGGTTTCCGTCTACTTCTATAGCTATTTTTTGTGTAGAGTTATAAAAGTCTAGGCTCATTCTGGTTCCAGCTACAGGAAACTCTTCAAAGACGACATCTGCGAACCAATATGGTTTTATTTGATTTTTTACATCTTTCTGTATTCCGCTTTTACAACCAGAGTCCCAATCAATAAGATACTTACTGACATTTTTTATTTTTCTCTCTCGACCATTGGAACACAAAAATATCATTGCTTAAGAATATTTTCTTTTACAAAGTCAACAAGAAGTGAGGTGATTTTTTCATCTGACTCCAAAAACTCATACACAGCTTTAATTCCTTGATAAGAATCTTTTGTTTCGATTTTATTCTCCTTCAGGTAAGTTTTTACCTTTTCATCCAGTTTAATCCAAGCTCCTGATTTCTCTAGGTAACCCCACATAAGTAGCATGTCAACAACTTCTCTCTCAAGCCAAATAGACCTGCCATTTTTCCGTCCATGCTTTATTGGGTAGGTTACAATTTGACCTGTCGCCTCATTGGTTGATTTCAAGATCAGAACCTTGGCGTTATGTCCATAAATCTTGTTATCTGGCGTAATTTGTTCTGTTGGCTTCTCTAGAATCTTGTCTCCTTTATTTTGTTTTTTAAATTGGAGAATCCAATCTGGGTAATGCAAGATTGCATTTCCACCACTGCTGTCTGTTTGATTGTTTGGATCTTGCTTGGCATACATGCTGGTAGTAATGCTTGATCTAACTTGAGAAATCATAATGCACATGTGTCCAAACTTGCTCATGCCCAGACTCACCCTCTTCAAAAAGTCAGAGGTCATTAAAGCTCCCCCTGCTACCTTTCTAGCATCAGAAGAACCTTTTTCTAAATCTTCTTTTGTGATTAGTCCATCCATGCTGTCAATTACAATGCAGAATTTCTCTTTGTCTGGATTGTTCTTTAGCAAACCTCTGAGGAAATCAATCATAGTATCCATGATATGGCACTCAAGAACTAGGCATGTCCCCACATCCCAATCTTCTGCTGAGTGAACAAACTTAATACCTGCTCTATCTTTGATTTCTTGGCTTAGTCTTCCTTCAGCCATTACAAAAAGCCCTTTAGAATTTTCTACGCTTTTAAGCATGTTGTGCATGACATGCAGGGCTTCATTTGTTTTACCCCCTTCGTTAGCTCCAATAAACCTATGCAAGCCAGAACCAAAACCACCACCCAAAACGTGATCAAGAATCATAGACCCACTCGACACTAGATATGGTTCTGCCCCCTCTTCTAAATTGTAGTGGTAGTCTTTGTTTGATTTGAGGAATGCCTCTGTATAGTCCTTTGATCCGCTTTTCTTCTTCATTTTAGTCATTTAAAAAATCTCTTAGTGTTCTAGTCTTTTTCTTTACAGTATCTTCTCCAACTTTTACGCCCGTGTCAACAAATTTATCTTTCTCTGGGGGCTTGTAGTTGAATTCCTTGTATTTTTTGCTTAAATATTCCTTTCCATCTTTGGTTAAAAAATATTTAATAGTGCCTTTTAATTCAAAGGGAGCTTTAACCTTGCTTAGAAAATCTAGGTCGTTTTCAAACTGTGCAAAAATCTTTGTCACAGTAGACATTTCAAAAACGTAATTTGTAGGCTTTGAGCCGCCAAGCATACGTTTTAAAAATTCCTTTCTTTCTTTAAAAAAGGGCTTTGCTTGTTTTTTTGCTTTTGGCAAAAACTCATGACCACAATCACAAACTTTAACCCGTGCTCCGAGTAGAGCATTACAGGATGGACATGACTTTTTACCTCTTGGCATACAGTCAGTATAACTGCATGTGGAGTTAAGTCAATAGCTCCATGTCATGTTTAACCATTTTATCGACTAACTGAATAAAAGTTGTTTTGGGTTTCCAGCCAAGCTCCCTTCTCGCTCTTGTCGAATCTCCTAAAAGTAAATCCACTTCTGCTGGGCGATAAAACTGAGGGTCAACCTCCATTAGAAGATCGTTTCCGTGATAATATTTAGTGGCATCACCCTCTCCCTCCCATCTGCACATTGATCTGTGAAACCCAGCAAAATTAAAAGCTTCTTCAACGAACTCTCTAATTGTATGTGTTTCATCAGAAGATAGAACATAATCGTCTACGCTGTCTCTATCTTGATTTAACATTAGCCAAATTCCATTAACAAAATCTTCTGAGTCACTCCAATCTCTTTTAGAATCTACATTCCCTAATTTTAAGGGTTCAAAATTTTCTTTGTGGGCAAACTCATTGGCAATACGCGCTACGTTTTGGGTAATTTTTCTTGTGACAAACTCAGCACCCCTTCTTGTTCCTTCGTGGTTAAAAAGCCACCCCTGAACCGCATACAAATTGTAAGAATCTCTATATACTTTTACTAGGTGTCTAGCCGCACATTTAGCCGCTCCATATGGGCTTCTGGGGCGCAAAGGATGTTCTTCTGATTGAGGTGCTGTAACTACATCCCCAAACTCTTCAGAGCTACCTGCGTTGTAGTATCTGCAATGTGGAACATGCTTGCGTATCGCTTCTAGTTGGTGGAGCACGGCCATACAGTTTGTTTGCATATGATTAACTGGCATCTTCCAGCTTGTTCCCACAAATGAATTCGCTGCAAAATTTATAAAATAGTCGGGCTTATGTTCAGAGATGACCCTATCAATGTTTTCAGCATCAGTAACATCTAAATCAATTAAGAAAAATCTTGGGTTGCCCAAAATGTGTTCTATGTTGTCGTGATTTTTAACACTAAGCCTACGCGCTCCCCCAATGACTGTGTGTTCTGTATTGTTAATTAAGTAGTCTGTCATATGACTACCGTCTTGTCCCGTAACGCCTGTGATAATTACTTTTTTCATTGCCAATTTAAAAATTCTTCTATTTGTTTATCTATATTAGGTAGATCATAATCACTTTTCAAACATTTGTTGATTACTTTATCTCCACTGAACTTGTAGTCTATGTGTTTTTTGAGATTAAAATTAAAATTTAATTTTTCAAGCAGAGTCGCCTTAGATATAGGTTTCGTGCCTAATTGAATAAATTTGTTCTTTTCTCGCTCTTTTATGATGTCTAAACAAACTTTAGCCCACTCTAAAGTTGTTATGCCATTCCAAAAGTGATTAGCGTAACCAGTAATGGATTGCTCTTTTCTGCTTAAAAACCATTCCCACAAACTGTCTGATCCAATTAATTCTGGACCTATTATAGAAGTTCTGATTAAATGACAGTTTTTTTGCTCTAAAAGAAATTCAGAACAATAAGATTTGCTTTTGCCGTATGCGTCTTCTGCATCTCTCTTGCATTCTTTTGTATACCCGTCAAAGGTAATTGTATTTTTGCCTTTAAACTCACAATCAGAGGTAGGTTGTATTAATTTCCCCTTAAAATGCTTTCTTATATAAATGGGCAAAAAATAATTTATTAAATATAAATCTTTTTCTTTATAGTTTTTTTGAGTTATAGCTCCTATACAATTTACTGCTACATCTGCATTAGACTTAGATATATGCGAAAGAAACTTATCCTCTGGCCATTTGGCATTTGTAGTCTCGACTGAAACTTTGTTTTTTAATAAGTATTTTAAAACAGTATGCCCGAGCATACCTTTATGACCTAATAATAAAACCTTCATATTGGGCAAAACCAAGAAACGTCTAGATCGGAGTTTTTAGCCTTTATCTCTTCAAAAAAAGTATAAGCTAAAACATAAATGTAGTCAGGTTGATTTTCTCGCAGAAAATCCCGATTTTTAATTTCTATATGATTTCGAGGAGTTAGCAAACCATTTTTTAGAGGAGAGTCGTCAATTATATATGGCATATCCTCTCTCTCTATCTCAAAGAAGCTCATTAAAGTATTTGCCTGACCTGATGCTCCATATCCATAAACCTTTTTATTTTGTTTCTTTGCGTCAGAAAAGAACTTCTTTGTTTTGTCTTTTAATTTATATATCTTTGATGCAAAATTTTTGTAGGTCTCAAAATCATACAAGCCCATTTTCTTTTCTTTCTCTAAGAGTTCTAGAACACTAAACCCTTCTAAGGCATTTTTTTTAGATGCAAAGATTCTAATAGACCCCCCGTGTATGTCAATTTCTTGAACACTGTTGATATGCAGTCCAAATTTGCTTAGTAAAAGCTGTAAAGACTTTAGTGTGTAGTAATACAGATGTTCATGGTAAATAAATGGGAACTGCATCTTTTTTATAATTGTTCCTAACCAGTGGACTTCGCAAACAAAAGTCCCTTCATCGCTTAAAAGGTTAGCCGCGCCTTTAGCGTAGTTTTGAATTTGTTCTATGTGAGCAAAATTATTACTGGTGAAAACTACATCAAAAGCACCGTGTTGTTCTTTTATTTCCTCAGATTTTTCAAAAGAGAAAAAATCATTTACTAAATCAATCCCTTCTACTTGATTGTTTTTTGAAACATCGCTTGGATCTATTCCTACTATCTTTTCAGAAGTGCCTAAAAAATTCTTAAGAAAAGTAAAATCGTTGCAGCCAAGATCCGCTATCTTTTGGCACTTTAAATGCAATTTAATTATATTAGCTGAATATCTTAGATGATCTTCTAGTGTTTTTATCGCCCCAGTCTTGTAAAGATATTTTTTAAATAATATTTTGGGATCAACTGATTCATTAACTTGAACAGAGGCACTCTCTTCGCAGAAAGATAAAGTCAGGGGATAAGTTTTATCTAGCTCTTTTTGATCTTTTCTTAAAAAACCTCCCGCTAAAGGAATATTTGATTCCAAAAAAACTTGTGAAGGTTTATCTGAGATTCTTGAATTCTCAAAGTATTTATAGTCCCTTGTCCTGTTCATAATAATTTTTTTCTTCTAGTAAATTTTTTAATTCTGCTTTGCTTATAACACAATCTCTGCTAGAAAACTCGCTATTGGGAAAGTTGGTTTGATTGTATACATCTCTATAGTGCATTAAATAGTAATCACCCACCTCTTTTGTTCTAGGGATCTCCTCTGACGATATCATGATTTCATGTATCTTTTCAGAAATTCTGGGTGTTCCTGTTTTGTAGGAAAGGCCAAACTTTTCAGAATAAATTTCAAACAAGTCTTTAATTAAGACGCTTTTAGCTCTGGGGATAACATTGTATCCTGTTTTTGTTAAGGCAAATTCAATTAGAGAAACCGCTTCTTCTATAGAAATGAGAAAGCGTGTCATTTCTTCGGAATAAAGTGTGAGGGTGTAATTCCTTTTAATAGCGTCCCAAATAAGAGGAATGACGCTACCTGTAGAGTTCGCAACATTGCCGTATATTGCAGTTGACAGCCTAGTAGCTTGCGACTCTGCATTAACTATAAAAGCCTCCCCAGCAACAAACTTCATTGCTCCATATAAAGTAGTAGCCGCTCTAGATTTATCCGTTGAGATAAAACACGCAGCCTCCATATTATTTTCAGCTATTATCCGACTATTAATACCTCCGTGAACAATAATTTTATTAGCTTCTTCTACATTTTGATCTACTGCCTCAATTTGCTTTAAGCTTGCTGTAAAAATTCCTATATCATGACCTTTAGAACTCTTGTCCATTAAGCTTAAATCCCTAACATCTCCTATTACGCAATTTAATTTAGGAAATCTTTTTTTTAGGAAGTAATGCTTTGCTTCGTCTCTGCTAAAAATTGTAATTTCATTTTCATTATACAACTTTTCTACAACATTAGAACCAAGATAACCTGCCCCACCACTTATAAAAATTCTTTTGTTAGATATCTTGCTCATTATTCTTGAATGGTAGAAAATAAATTTATTCTTCTTTGAAATTCATCAGGATACACTCCTGTTCTTTTGCGAAAAGCCTCATGTCCGTTTTGTCTTTCCCATTGCTTGGGATCAAATTCTTCTTTTAGTTTCGCCATAGTAGCGCCTGAAGCATGAAACACACAAGATTTTTTTGTTTGTATGAACTTAAAATTCCCTCCATGAATTTGTAAAAGTTCATATGGAAACATACAATCTCTAGCATACCCAGTAAAGAAATCCATATCCCAATACCCCGAATAACCTCCTGTTTTTATAAAGTCAGAAGACTTAACACAAATGGGGTGAGAGAAAGAGGATATCATCGAATCTCTTTTGTAGAGACCCTTGTTTGCTTTTTCCTTAAATAATTCTTGGAATTTTACATCATTAAAGTCTAGCAATTCTTCATCGACAACAACGCAAGGGTTGTTTGAATTAAAATTTTCCAAACAGGTAACAGAAACAGAGCATGGGTAATGATTTTCCATTATAGATAAAACCTCTTCCGCGAAGCCTTCGTGAAAAATCATATCATCGTTAGAATTCATGAAAAATTCTGAATTTTCAGCAAAAGGTTTTAGATAGTCTATAGCTAACACCCCTCTATTTTCAGGAAGACTAACAAAGGGTATTTTTAAATTTAATAAATATTCAATGGATTCTGAGTCAGATTGATTCAGGGTCACCGCTATCCCGTCTTTGCTTAAATCCAAGCTTTCGCAAAGAGAGTCTACTGTAGCTTTTAATAGTTTTGGGTTGTTCCAAGAACACATCCCAACTAATAATCTTTTTTTATACATTTTTTACTTTTGGAATTGGCAGGTTTTGTTTTTTGTAGAAGCTCTCATCAAATTCTATGCATCCCTTTTCTTCGTTCCATTTGTAGCTGCAATGTCCAAAATGTTTGTGTTGATATTCTACTTTTCTTTTACCTATCTTATCATTAAGCCAAGTATAATGTGGTATATAGGCGACCTCTTTTGGGATAATTTCTAATTCTTCTATAGCTTCATAGCTCACCAGACCGTTATTGTCTTCTTTAGTTTTGTAACACATATCATTATCCCAATAAAAGCCCTCTAGAAAAAGATTGTTATTAATGTTTGTTTTAAAAATTCTAGGAGGACAGAAGGGTTCTTCTAAATAATGATCTAAATCAAAGACATGGTTCTTTAATGATATTTTAAATAAATTTTTATTGCTTGATTCTACATAGTCTTCAATTTTTTCAATATGTTCTTCTGTGTAAAATTCATCAGAATCAATTAACCATATATAATCTATATTGTATTTTTTTAGATGAAACAAAGCCAAATTTCTAGCTTCTGCTTCTGTAACATATCGAGGTTTGTCTACTAAATATTTAAGTTTTTTTTGATTTACAAGTTCTCTTAGAATATCTGTGGTATGATCGTGAAAGTCATCTATACCTCTATATTCCTTAAATGGAACAGAGACCGCAGACACCACATGATTATCCCTTTTTAAAAACGGTTCAATTGATTCGACCACATAGTCTTCTGTATTATATCCGCAGTATATTATTCCGTATTTTTTCATAACGTAGGCCAAAGGGGTTGTGGTAAATTATGTTTAATAGTGGCGGGTTTAAATTCAGAGGCATCAGTTAATACATCTGTAGCTTCTACTTCTTTTTTCTGGCTCAGACTCTTTCTTTTAGACCATATGTCTTTCCAGAATTTCTTGTTTAGATTAGCTCTTCTTTCTAAGTCTAGAAAGCCTAGATGAATTATTTTAGGTTGGTTATCGCCAAAGGGGATTTTTGATATTGCTGGAATAATGTTTCCTTCATCATCAATAAGCTCGCATGTATCGCTTTTCTCTGGGTCAAAACAACCATCTTCTTTTAGTGCAAAGTTAACTGGACCTCTATTTGTTCCCTCTCTTGTGTGTAAATACCACTTATAGCCAATATCTAAAAAATGATCCATGTCTTGATATAGATTTAAGTATGGAATCATAACACTACAAGGGAAGTCCGTGTCTACAATTTCATCTGAAAGAAATTCAAAACCCGCTATATCTCCAGATATCCTTTCATCTAAGTCAACTTGTAATGCTACATCGTGATGAGAATTCTTTAGTGCGGCATCTTTAAGCTTACCGTCCCAGTATATATCATCATATATGTCTAGATGCCTAGATACCACTCCTATTTTTTCAGAGTCGTAATATTCGCTTTTGACAACAAGATCGCGCACTTGCTCATGCTCGCTCCTAAGGGTTCCTATCGTAATTTCATCTACATAACAAAGCCAATTAGAGAAAGCATCGTCAAAGTTTATGTTAAAATTTTTTAAATTAAAAGCCGTTGTGTAAAGAGATATCATATTTGTTTAATTAGTTTGAAGTCGTGCTGGTCTATTAGGTCTCTAGCTCCCAAGAACTCATATCTATACCAGTCATTTAAAATTTTTTCAGAATTTATACATTCTCTAAGTTCTTCTGTTAGTTCTTTTTGTATGCAAGATTTAACAGAATCTAGACAATAAGGATTATATCCTAATCTTGTGATTTCAGATAAGAATCGAGACCTAGTTTTGTATCTCGCCCTAACGAGTTCACGGTCATTTTCAAAGTGCAATAATAAGTGATTTGTCTGAGGAAATATATAATATTTCATGGCAGACATGAATATCGCGAATTTATCTCTTGAGTCTTGTCTGATATTCTTAAAAAAAGAGTCTTTCCAATAATCTGTTTTAGTTATTTCTATAGCTCTTGTCATTGCCCTGATTCCTTCGTGCGGGTTTCCCGAAAATTCAGTTTCTTCTTTTAGTTTTGCCGCGAATCTTTTTCCATGTAAAAATATCCCATCTATTCCATTCTCGTCAGAAGAGTCAGAAACTGTTCTTAGTGATTGTGCAAAATCGCGGGACATTCTTTCATGACAATCCACTGTAAAAAACCAATCTCCTATTTGCATCGGACCCTGATAGAGACAATGATTTCTGCTATAATCTAGTCTATTGCACCAGTTAGATTTAATTATCTCTCCTTCACCTTTAACTGATTCTAGATAATCATATCCATCATCCAGTGGGTAGTGGAAAGTCCAAATTAACCCGTCAAAACAATCTTTAATTGGATCAATTAATTCTTTTAAGTGTTTGGCGTTTCCTTCGTGAGTCACCCCTATAAACCATATTTTTTTTGTTTTCATCCTATGTGCTCTGAGTGAATTTTTTCAGGGTTAAAAAATGAGAATGGAGTCCTTGATAGGGAAAAATTTTTTAGTAGATCTCCAGACATTAACTCACAGTGATATTCTGCTAGCTTGTCTAGGTGCATTTGAGCAGACCTCCAACTTGTAAAGATTTCTGATGTTCTACTAATGTTGGGCTGAAATGTGAAAGTTGGACCCCAAGGCGTATATGTTTCGCCTTGCACATATATTGCGTCAGAGTGTATAAAGTAATCTTTATTTTTATATTCTTTTGTCGCGTCAGTGTCGTGATTTGATTGATTATATCTTACAGTCAACTGATCTGGTCTATCATTAAGATAATCTATGGCTAAATTAAAAGACTCTTCCACAGTATTCTCTTTGCTTTTTAAAATAAAATCATCTTCAAGCCAAAGTGAATATTTTTGTTTTCTAACATCAGGATCAGAATATGCCTTAAATATATCTTTAAAATATTCAGCAGAGTGATTTTGTATATTTTCGCTATGATGAGATAAGTTTTGTTTTGTTTCTATAACTCTAACACCCTTGGAATCGCAAAAATCTTTAATTTCTTTTGATTTAGATTCTTCTTGTGGTCTGGACTTTAAGTGAAGAACCTTGTTCGCAAATATATCAGGATCAACTTGATCAAATAATGAGTCTATAACGCGAGAATAAGTATATTCACTGCTATTTTCTCCATAGCATTTTTTGGCCATAGTGGTGCAAAAAATAATTAAGTTAAGGGGCAGTGACATTATTTTAATAATTGTTTAATTTTAAAAGACTCAACTTTTTCTAACCCTCTCTTGTGACAAGGGTAGTTTGAATGAAATGATAATAAAACATCTTCTTTAAAATACCATTTATCTTTTTGGCTTTCAAATAGCTTTAATAAATTTATTTTTGAATTATATGTTTCTGTTATGTCTGAGAAAAAATTAGGTGTCCATTCATCCAATGTGCTTGGGGTTCTATATTCAATAATACTTAACGCTTTATCTCTAGCCAAAGCTGGTCCTAAATTGTTTACTATCTTATGTTCAAAATGAGAATCAGTAGAGGTTGGTATAAAAATACAGTCATATTTTGATTGGTTTAAAAATAGGTTTTCTATTTTGTTTACCCAATAATCTTCATTGTTATCTTTTATAAATGAAGACTCATTTAAGTGTAAATCAGCATTATAAATTGTTTTGTAAATCCTGTCGTTTTCCTCCCATCTATTTTGAGAAGTCGAGCTATCAAAGTCTCCACCATTGCTCATGCAGAAAACATCAAAAAATGTGTCCGTATATTTGGTGATAGAGCCTAACATACTATATTCCACATCATCTGGATGTGGTGATAAACATAAAGCATTATTAAATCCTAGTAGCTTCATTCTTTTACAATTTCTTCAAAATATCTTGTTACTGTAATTTCTTTAGGTTCTTTAATTTCTGGTATCTTATTCTCTAATAAATCAAAATAAATGTCTGCACAGTTTACTCCTGCCAAAGTTGAAATATAAGTTCCTCCCCCTAGTCTTGGGTTACATTCTATTAGGTATGGTGTTGAAAACTCATTCAATATAAATTGCATACATGATGGACCTTTTATCTTTAATTCTTTTACGACTCTTGCGACCTGTTCTGTTATTTTTTTGTTTTTTTTAATTTTACCTATAACTGAAATACCCGCTTTGACGGCAACCCTCTCTCTTATGACATGAGAGAGAATGTTGCTATGCATATCACAAAATACATCAACAGTGTATTCTTTCCCTGAGATATGCTCTTGTATTATTTTTTCTCTAGAGTCTGTTATCTTAATCCCTCTACTTCCGCTCCCAGTTATTGGTTTTTCTATAAATGGTCCTCTAATGGTTCTTGGTAAATTTATTCCTTTACTTTTGAGGTAATTATAAAATCTATACTTTTGCTGACAAGTGTGAATAACAAAAGTGTCAGAACAAAATACTTTGCAGCCAATCATTTTGAATTTTTCTCTGCTAAAAGAAATTTTTTCTAAGTCATTCTCTCCTGTCGGAATAATTAAGTTTATTTTCTTTCTGCTGACAATTTCCATTAATTGTTTTATATAATTATCATCCGTGGACTTAGAAACTGTGAATGACTCGTCTGCTAAAAGATTTCCAGCAGATAATTCATTGCAGTCAACAGCATAAATATAAGCTTCTCGATTTGATTTTTTAATAGATTTAATTAAACCTACTGCGGCTGGTCCACCAGACTCTGTTATTAATATTTTAATCATTCGACTCAAATATAGTATCTTCAATTACCACTGCATCTATTTCTGTTTCATCTAAAATCTCTAAAGCTGTTTCTACTTTTGATAAGATTGGTTTTCCGTTGATATTAAAAGAAGTATTTAGTAGAACTGGAGTTTCACTTAGACACTCTTGGCTCAATAAATCATATATAAACTGGTTTTGTTCTCTTGTAACTGTCTGCAATCTACATGTTCCGTCTATATGGGTTATAGATTTTAAGGCTTCTTTATATTCATCTCTTACTCTTGGGCAATAAACCATAAAGTCACATTCTTGATTTTTATCTATTTCAAAGAACTTGTGTGCGTCTTCTAGGCGACAAACTCCAGCAAAAGGTCTATACCACTCTCTCTTTTTTATTTTTCTATTTAAGATGTCTTTCATTTCAGGAAAGACAGGATCGCACAAAATAGATCTGTTTCCTAGTGCTCTCGGTCCTACTTCAGACCCTCCTCTACAAACTCCAATTATTTCTCCAGATTTTAATCGTCCAGCTAAGTTATCTAAATTGACAGTCGAATTTTTGCGCTCTGTTTTAATTTTTTCCAAATTATGCAAATCTTGTATACATATACCAGAGTAAGTGATTGGTTTTAGTTTTCTAAATTGCCTTGTTATTAGCCAGTCTCCGTAAAGAGCATATCCTAGAGATAATCCACAATCGCTAGGATTTGGAGGTATAAATAAATTATAGCCTAAATCTCTAAAATTTTGATTTATTAAAATATTTAGAGCACACCCACCTGTTAGACATAGATTTTCTGGGACACCTTCTTTTTCAAAAAACTCTAAGACCAGTTCCTCTGAAGCTTGCTGTATTGTGGCTGCAAAACATGCGCCTATGGCGTTGCGTAGAACGAGGTGTTCACTGGGAATACCTATAGAGGCAAAAAATTGACGATATATTTCTGGATCATGGTTAATAAAATAAGTCTCCATAAACTTTTTCATTATCTTTTTTACAGGAGACATGGGTTCTCCATAACCAGAAAAACCCATCAACTTACCAGCTAAAGCCAAATCGTTTTTTGTTTTAAGCGAAACATCTAAAACATATCTCGATAAAGCCTGATAACCCCACCCTATATTGGTGTCCAACTTTTTAATGATCTCAAAATTTTTATTTGAAAATTTGTAGTAATTAAAGCAACCATCATTGCCTGATCCATCATATGATAGAACATGACTATCATTAAAGTCAGATAAACAAAAAGCGCCTATAGCATGACCAAGATGGTGATCACAATATTCTAACCTTTTATAGTCTATCTTGAGAAAATTTAACTTAGGATTGTCTTTGCTAACAACCAATATGTCAAAATTATTTTCTATCCCTTGCTTTTTAAAAAAATCGAGTATTTCCCCAATAACTATATCAAATTCTTGCTGCTCGTCTGGAATTTTATAGTATCTTTCCTCAAAGAGCCTTTCTAGCTCTAATATTAATATATTTTCAGACTCTGTATCTAGAAAAGTGACATTAGAGTCGTGGCCAAGATGAATGGACAGTATTTTAGACATAAAAACCTCTGGGCCTAGTGTCAGACCCAGAGGTCTACTATGACCTCAAGGAAGTAAATCCTCGACCTGTCCTATTGTAGAATTACTCTTAGTGTTTGTCAACTAATCCTCAATAATCTCTTCACTGATACGGCCTAATATATAGGCAAGTGTCTCGTCAGTTTCAAAATTATCATCAGGAATCTTGATTTCCTCGTTATTTATGGTGTTTGGGTCAGTCATAGTAAGACTGTCTACACGAAAAAAACTAGAAAGGGAATTACCCCTCGCAAGAGGAACAATTTAATATTGATCTAGCTAATTCTTGGCTAGGATTAGCACTTCTTTGATAATAAAAACTCTTTACACCTTGTTCCCAACCAAAAATAAGAAGTTCGCTCACTTGTTTAGGTGGGCATTTCGGGGAAATCATCACATTCAAGCTCTGTCCCTGATCAATATATTTTTGTCTTTGCGCCGCCTGTATTACTATTTCTTTCTGAGAAATCTCTCCAAAAGTTTTAAATACGTCTTTTTCGTGATCTGAAAGAAAATCTAGGTGCTGG